GATTGATGCATCAGTTTATAACTTTGCACAAAGTGAATATACAAATCCCATAGACGAAGGCACAACGCTTTCTACAGGTAGTTTTGCTGTAACTGCACCTACAAATTTTGCAGTACAAAATCCAGTACCAGTCGTTGAACAAGCAACAACTCGTATAAGCGTAAACACAACGTGGACTAATAACACTTCAGACGAAGTTCAAGGGACTGAAATCAAATATGGAACATCTAGTGGCACTTACACAGAAAGTCAAATTGTTGGAAAAGGTGTAACTAGTTTAAATATAACTAATTTACTACAGAACCAAACTTACTATTTTGTAGCAAGGCATTTTTCAGGAAATAATGTATTTAGTGGTCTTACAAGTCAAGTCTCTAAAGCAACAGGAGCTTCTACTACTGCACCAAGTGTACCTGAAAATTTAGATGCTAGTGATGGAAGTCCTTTATCAGTAAAAGTATCATGGACTAATCCGAATAACTCTGATCTTAGTTCAGTAAAAATATATGCAACAACATCTAATTCAGCACCTTCTAATGAAAATACACTAAAAGCTACAGTAGCAGGAGAGCCAAATGCAATATCTACAATATCTTTTGGTGAGCAAAATGGACTAGCAGCAGGAACTACATATTACTTTTGGGCGAAAGCTGTAAATAAAACAGGATTAACCTCTGCTTTCACTAGTTCTAATAGTGGTAACTTTACTAAAGTAGAAGCACCTGACATCAACTTACCTGACTTTTCAGGATATTTTCACAAGGAAGGCAACACTACTACAGCACTATCATCATCACAATTTAATTCTGAATATGGTAGAACCCCATTAAATGACGATGTATTAATTATGGTTAATACCAGTGCTACTCCTAAAGTCTCTAAGGCTTATAAATGGAATGGTAGTGCATTTGCAGAAATAGCTAACTTTACTACAGGCGATTTAATAGTAGATGGAACTATTGCAGGTGCAAAAGTAATAGCAAGAACAATAGAAGCAGGTAATATTGCAACTGGTACTTTAACTGCTAATGAAATAGCAGCAGGAACAATTACTGCAACACAAATAGCAGCAGATGCTATAACAGCAGTAAAAATAGATGTAAATAATTTACAAGCTATATCATCAGACTTAGGTTCAATATCAGGTGGTAGTTTAAATATAGGTTCAGGTACTTTTGTTGTAGCTAGTAATGGAGCATTAACTGCAACATCAGCAACTATCACAGGTGCTATAACTGCAACAAGTGGTTCGTTTACAGGATCGCTGACATCAACTTCAGGAACAATAGGTGGTTTTACATTAGGTTCAACATCTTTAATAGGTGGAAGTGGAAGCACTAGAGTTTCATTAAGTACAGCAGATGGAATACATCTTGGAAATAATACATTCGGTTCAGCACCTTTTAGAGTTACGAGAGCAGGAGCTTTAACTGCAACTAATGCCACAATAACAGGTGCAATAACTGCTACTAGTGGTAGCTTTGCAGGTAGTTTAAGTAGTGCTTCAGGAACATTTACAGGTGCTTTGAGTGGTGGCACTATATCTATAGGATCTAGCAATAATATATTTAAAGCTGATTCTAATGGAATATATTTAGGTAATGCTTCTTTTGGTTCAGCTCCATTTAAAGTAACTCCAGCAGGTGCATTAACAGCTACAGGCGTTACGATTAATGGTAATTTAACACTGACCAATATTGATGGAACAACAATTGTATTTAATAGTGGAAATTTAGTAGTTGGTGTTATTGGTGGTGGAAATATTGCAAACAATGCCATCATAGCTACAAAGATTGCTGCTAGAGCAGTTGAGAACGCTAAAATTGCTCTTAACGCAATCACAGGTGATGTTATAGCAGCAGGTGCAATAGTAGAATCTAAGTTAGGTACTGATGCTGTAACTAATGCAAAAATAGCAGATAATGCAGTTAATACTGCACAAATAGTTGCTGATGCCATAAGCACAGCTAAGATTGCTACAGGTGCTATCACATCTACAGAATTAGGTACTGATGCTGTAACTAATGCAAAACTTGCTGATAACGCTGTTGATACTGCACAAATAGCAGCAGATGCAATAGAGACTGCAAAAATAGCAGATAATGCAGTTACTAATGCTCTTATTGCAACTGATGCAGTAAATCAAGATAGTATAGCTGCAAATTCTGTAACAGCTAATGCCATTGTTGCAGGTACTATTACAGCTTCAGAAATAGCTACAAATGCAATTACAGCAGCAAAGATAAACGCAGGTGCAATAACTACTGCTAAAATAAACGCAGGTGCAGTTGTTGCAGATTCAATTGCTTCTAATTCTATTGTTGCAGGTAAAATAGCTGCTGATGCAATAACTGCTGATAAGGTTGCAGCAAATGCTATCGTTGCCAATAACATAACAGCCAATGCAATTACCTCAGAAAAAATTATTGCTGATGCCATAACGTCAGCTAAAATTAATGCTGGTGCAGTCATAGCTGACAGTATTGCTTCTAACGCAATTACAGCAAATAAAATAAGTGCTAATGCTATTACTACTGATAAATTAGCAACGAACTCTATTACAAGTGCAAAAATAGCAGCTAATCAAATTACAGCTAGTGAGATAGCAGCAGGAACTATTGTTGCTGACAATATTGCTACAAATGCTATAACTGCTGTGAAAATTAACGCAGACGCAATAACTGCTGATAAAGTTGCAGCAAATGCAATTGTAGCTGCAAATATAGTAAGTGGAACTATTACAGCTACACAAATTGCTGCTTCCACAATAACTGGCACACAAATTAATGTTGATACTTTAGATGTAAAACATTTTGCAAATGTAAGTGCAGATATTATTTCACATACAGGTTCAGCAGTTCCATTATCAACTTTTGCTAGTGCTACACAAAGAGCTTCAACAAATTTTACAACACAGACACAATCTACAGGAACATATTTAGCTACTTGCATAGTAGACAATGTTAGAAATGGTGCATCCTATCAAGCTATATGGACTGGTGTATATGGTGATTGTACTAATGGTGTTTTAGAATATAGCGTAAATGGTGGTTCATCATTTGCACAAGCAGCAGGTGGTATACAAAATGTAACTATGTCAGCAGGAACATTTAGAACCTATGTTTTTGCTTATAATGGTAGTATTTCAGGATTAGCAACTTCAGGTGTAAATGCTAATAAAGTATATTGGAGAGTTAGATGGATAACAAAACTTAGAAGCACATATCAATCACTTTATGTATATATAGATAACACACAATAAGATGAATACTATAATAGAATTTACAACTTACATTACATCTACTGGAGTAATCTTAGAGAATGGTTCAACTAATGTATTGCTATCTGAAATACCTTTAGAATCAGGTCAATCAATCATAGAAGGAATTTACGAAGTAGAAAAATACAAAATAATTAGTGGTTCAGCAGTAGAGCAAAGTATAGATTTTTGGGGTCAAATTAGAATAGAAAGAAATGTTTTATTGTCTGAATCAGATTGGACTCAAACAACAGATACGCCTTTATCAGATTCCAAAAAAGCAGAATGGGTTACTTATAGACAATCTTTAAGAGACTTACCTGCTGATAACTCTAGTGCAGCTACAATAGATGCTGTTACTTTTCCAACCCAACCTTCATAGGAGTAAATTATGAATGATGATACAAATAATAAATTTAGTGGCGATATGTCTCGCAACGAAGTAGAGATTGACCTCAATAAATTTATGGCAATGGTTTCTGAAATAGGGGAACTAAAACAAAAGATTATGGAAATGGAGAACGACAAAGCTCCTGATAATCCTTGGCAAAAATGGATATGGTTGTCTAATATGATAGATGCTTGGAGAATATTCCCTAGAGCATTTTTAAGCGTATATATTATATTGCTATACAAATGCACAATATGGTTTATGGAACTACCAGCACCAACATTTGAGCAATCAGGTTTAATTTCTGTTGTAGTAGGAGCAGGTGCTGCTTGGTTTGGTCTTTATGCAGGAACAGCTAAAGATAAAATTAATAGCCAGTAATGTCTACTTTTGACCTTATAGAAAAGGTTGGTTTGCCTATAGCTAGTGGTTTGATCATGGGATATTTTATATTCATAATCATGCAACAGCTAATGGCAGGGCTTGTAAATGATATAAAAGGCATACAAGGTATTACAAAGATGCTAATTACTAGAGCTTCTATAATGAACAACGATATGATTCGCATTGATACAAGTGTATCTAGTGCTTTAAATTTACCTCCTGACCTAGAAAGGATAGCAAGAGCAGAAAACTTTGTAGAAGATGGGAAGATAGATGCTAGAAGGGATTAATGGATATAGTTCTTTTAGTAGAGAAGTTTGGTTTCACAACGATCATGGTTGTAGGTCTTGGTTATTTTGTTTATTTCGTATGGACAACTATTACACAAAAGATAGATCCTGCTGTTTCAGAAATGAAGAAAACTATAATCAGGCTCACTGACCAACTTAGACTGCTTGACCAAGATATGATACGCTTACAGCAGAAGGTTAATACTGTTTTAAAACTAAAAGAACGAGAGGTGCTTAAAAATGGTAAAGAAAAAAAGGACTAAAGCTGAACAGAAAGCTAGAGATATTGAAAAGGATAAGTTATTGCAAATTGTATTAACGATAGCTGTAATTTTGTTTTTAGGAGTCATAAGCGTCAACGCTAAATCAGATCAAATAGTACACAAGTTTAAATCACCTTCATTCAATGGAATCAACACTAGCTCACATTATCTAACTATTGAGAATCAAGAGTTTAATCGTAAACAAACAATTAAAGACGAAATAAAAGCTGCTAAAGAAGAAGCAGAAAGAGACAAAGAGAACTCAACAGTCCAAAGATTTTTGAGGAATTTTACTTCGCGAGTTTATGCAGAGCTAAGTAGACAGCTTATAGCAAACCTATTTGGTGAAACCCCTCAGACGAGTGGAACAATATCTTTAGAAGGTAATACTATTACATATAGTGTTGAAGGAGACTTTTTAACACTGACCATTCAAGAGCCTGATGGAACAATTACTACAATAACAATTCCAATTGGTTCATTTACTTTTTAAAAATGTATGAAACATGCAAGGTTATTAATATTAGTCTTAATTTCTAGTTGTTCTATATTTGACCAGTATGAAGATACATACGAACAAAGATTCAAAGCACACGATGTAGTCAAGATAGACGAACTAAATAATAAAGAATTAGCAAATGTACAAAAACCTATAGTTCAACCTATTGTTGCTGTATACCCTGCATCATTCACCGATCAAACTGGACAAAGAAAAAGCAATAGTGAATTTGCTTTATTCTCTACAGCAGTAACACAAGCACCCTACACATTACTAATAAGAGCCTTAAAACATGCTAGTAATGGCGAGTTCTTTAGAGTAGTAGAAAGGGTTGGTCTTGATAATTTAACTAAAGAAAGACAGCTTATAAGATCAGCTAGAGAACAATTTGCAAAAGAGGGTGAAGATAAGAATGTACCACCACTGCTATTTGCAGGTGTATTGCTAGAGGGTGCTGTCATAAGTTATGATAGTAACTTGTCAACTGGTGGTATTGGTGCTAGGTACTTAGGAATAGGAACAAGCATTCAATATAGAGAAGACAACATAACAGTTAGCCTTCGCATGGTATCAGTTGCTACAGGTGAGATACTTATAGAAGTATTAAGCCAAAAAACCATATTTAGTTATGGTAAGTCAGAAGACGTATTTAGGTTCATAGAAATGGGTACTGAGCTTGTAGAAATTGAGTTAGGCAATTCAAGAAACGAGTCAACAACTATAGCTCTATCAAAAGCAATAGAGGGTGCTGTGTTAGAGTTGATAAATGTCGGTTACGACAGGAGTTTTTGGAAACATGAAGAACTTAAAATTAATAAGCCTGATTGTGATGATGATTGCATCGCCACTTTACGCGGCTGATAACGAGATATACTTAGATCAAAGCGGTACTACGCTTAATTTAGATATAGAA